ACCCGAAGCTTTCGTACAGAAAGATACTTAGTTTAAGGAAATGGAGTTATGAAATTTATTGTCAGTTGCCGATTTATTCAATTGAAAATTGGAAACTAAAAACGTAATCTAAAGCTAATTTTTATAAATAACATCATGGCAGTACTTTAATGTTCATGTTTGTTTTATAAATCAATGCAAAATTGCAAAAAAAAGCATGAAACAACATAAGTTAAGTAACCAAAACATTACCCTTTTTAAATTACTTCTTTTGCATCTTATTGCACTTGTTTGATATATTCAAATGACTCATTTTCAAATATGTTTGTATTAATAATTTGAATTGAGTTTTTATGAAATCAGAAAAAACAAATGTAAAGGTAACATTTTATCTAAAGAAAAAAAATGTCAGAAACGGATTGTGTCCTGTGATGGGCAGAATAACCGTTGACAAAGAGAGAGTACAATTTTCATGCAGGCTGAATGCAGACCCTTCGCTGTGGGATGTCAGGTCAGGGAGGGTAATCGGAAAAAGCCGCCATGCAAGAGAGGTTAACAGCCAAATTGACAGGATTAATGCAGCCATAACTGTAAAGTTCAATGAAATAGTTTTATTGAAGGGAACTGCTACTGCCGAAGAAGTAAAAAATGCTTTCTTGGGAATATCATCATCGGGGGAGATGCTGCTTGAGATGTTCCGCGAACACAACCAGAAATTCAAACTGCGGACAGGTATAGACTGTTCATATGAAACATGGCGGAATTATGAAGCATATTTTGGTCATCTGGGAAGTTTTATCACCGAAGTCTGTAGTTTGTCAGACATATCCGTAAGGCAGCTGAACAGGTCGTTTATTGATAAATATGATTACTACCTGCGGGTTCAGTTAAAACTTATGCCTGGAACAGTTATAAATACCATGCGGGCATTAAAAAAAATCATTGGAATTGCATTATTCACGGAAGTGATACACTCAGACCCGTTTGCAGGCTACACCCCTCAAAAAGCTATTGGCGGACACCGATATTTACATCGGGAAGACCTTGAAAAACTTACAACCACTACTATTGACCATCCGAGTTTAAAATTTGTCCGCGATATGTTTTTGTTTTCGGTTTATACAGGGCTTGCCTACTGTGATATGTTCAAACTTTCGGAAGAACATCTTGTTACAGCCGATGATGAAACAATATGGCTGAATATTAAAAGAAAAAAGACCGGCACAGCTTCAAATATTCCCTTATTGGACTTTCCTCTGCAAATAATAGACAAGTATCGCGGATTAACGTCAGACGGCAGATTATTTCCCATGTTTTCACGTCAAAGCATAAATGTAAGTCTAAAGAAAATAGCAGCCTTATGCGGAATCAATGTCCGTCTGACTTTCCATCAAGGACGCCACAGTTTTGCAACGCAAACGTGTTTATCACAGGGAGTTCCTATTGAAACTGTCAGCCGGATGATGGGACATACCAGTATATCTACTACACAGATTTATGCAGATATTACCAAAGACAAGATAAATGAGGATATGAAAATGCTTGAGAAGAAAATAAGGAATAAATACAGACTCGTTTCTCTGTAAAGCATTTATAAATTTCAATTAATCTTCATATTAATTGACTTATATTTCAATAAATTAAATATTTATCATAATTATATAAAATCAAAAAAATCATTACAATGAAAAAGAATACTTTCAATATTTTGTTCTATCCGAATACATCCAAACAGAAGAAAAACGGAATGTGCCCGCTAATGGGCAGAATTACTGTAAACAGTAAAATCGCACAGTTCAGTCTTAAAATGGATATAATTCCTAAGAATTGGGATGTGGAACGAAAAAAAGTTTCAAAAAGAAATAAGGAAAGTTTGATGATTAACCGCAAAATTGAAGAGACGGAACAGAAAATCATGGAAATACACCAAAGATTAGTTTCAACCAACGGATATGCAACAGCCGGACAAATCAAAAACAGTCTTATGGGAAAAGATGATTATGCTGATGCGATACTAAAATTGTTCAACGCACATAATGCCGAATTTGAAAAACGGATTGAAATTGACAGATCGAAAAATACATTATATACATATAAACAAGTCTATGGGCATCTGTCGGATTTTATCAAATCAAAATACGGAATTGACGATTATCCGCTTAAACGAATAGAAACTTACTTCTTCCGCGATTTTGAAAACTATCTCAAAGATAAACATCAATTTAAGCAGAGTTCCATACATAAATACATTTACAGTTTGATGAAGATTATAGTAATAGCTAAAAGCAGAGGTTTGATAAATCCGGGTAAATTAAACGGTTATTCCTGTAAAAAGGGCGAAAAGAGATACCGCCATCTTACAGGCGCGGAACTTGAAAAACTTATGAGTACACAGATAGATAATCCGAAATTGTGTTTTGTTCGAGATATGTTTATTTTTTCAGTATTTACTGGACTTTCGTATATAGATTTATTTATGCTTGACAGTCAAAATATAAAAAAGGAATCGGACGGAAGTTTATGGATATACATAAAACGGCAGAAAACAGAAGTTGAAAGTTGTGTCAGGATGCTTGATATTCCCATAAAGATTATTGAGAAATACAACGGTGAAAGAAAAAGTAGCAGAATTTTTAATATTCCTGCCAATCAGGGCATCGTGAAAGCATTAAGAAAAATAGAAAAATTGTGTGGAATAGAACATCTGAATTTCCATCAAGGACGCCATTCCTTTGCAAGCCTTATCTGTATGCGGCACGGAGTTCCCATTGAAACAATCAGCAAAATGATGGGACATAAATCAATACAGACGACACAGATATATGCTGAAATAACAAATCAGAAAATTGATGCCGATATGAAAATACTATCGAAACGACTCAATTGGAGGAATAAAAAAACAAAGGAATATTCATTGTCCTGTATGCAGGGATTAAGCTAAATATGATATTATTGGTGTTAGATATTTTCTATTAATAATGCTTAATAATCTGTTTATACGGCTCTTAACAAGATTAAAATAAAAGGGTAAATCCTATGAATAACAGCGGTTTATTTTAAAACAATTTTTGATTGCTTTCAGCAAAATAGCGAACCGATAAGAGAAAAATTCTTTCAAACTCCCCCCTTTTTTTTTTGGGGGGGGGAGTTAAAAGAATTTTTGTAATAAAACCCGCTTTGGCTGGCTGTCGAACATTTGCGCGAAATTTTGGAGTGTCCCTCCCAATTTGCTGGTCAGGCATTGTTTTTCTCTTTGGATGCTTCTGCTCATTTTGGGAGGACTGTGAAAAGAGAAAATAATTGCCATTTTGCATTTGTGTATTTATGGCATATTGATATAGTTTTTACGGAATAATTCCTCAATATCAGTCATATTATAGTAGATTTTTCCGCCTATCATCGAATATGGGAGTATGCCCGTGTCACGATAGTTTTGGAGCGAGCGTTTGCTGATACCGAATATTTTCATAAGTTTTTCGCCGATAACCCATTTTTCCATGCTGCAAAAGTTGTTGTTCTGCATTATGTCGATTATACCGTCCATCTGTTCGATTTTCTTTTCAAATTCGGTAATTAATACCGAGTCTTTTGTGATTACGTTGTCCATAGCTTTTTGTAATTAGGTTTTATGTTTATTATTATGGTTTAATAATTCTTTGCTTGTATCCTCCGGTAAGCATATTTTCAATGTCTGTTGTCCTGTAAAATACTTTTCTGCCGAGTTTTGTATATGGCAGAATTTTCCCTTTCCGCAGGGTCATCATTGTTCCCTTACTTGCATTCAAACGGAAGCAGGCTTCCTCATTGGTCATCCATACTTTTGGTTTCAACCCGCTATTTTCGTACAGGCTGTCTAATTTCTTCTGAAGCGAGTTAATTCTTATAAATAATTCATTAAGAACTGCTTTGTCGATAATCGTCATTTCCATAGTTTAAGTGTTTTTCTTTTTCGTTTCGAAAAATTGAGTTAATAAAAAATCTGTCGAAACAAAAATATCTGCACTTGTATGCTGATTATCCAAACTGACACCATTTGTCATTGTTTATCACCATTTGTCACAGTGTCTTATCCTGTCTTATTCCAAAATAGGTTTACAGGTTAAAAAAAATAACACATATAATGGAATTAAGCAGTCACACAATCATTCATTCAGTCACTCATTCATTCAATCACTCATTCATTCAATCACTCATTCATTCAGTCACTCATTCATTCAGTCATGCACTCATTCATTCACTCAGTCACTCAATCAGTCATTCAATCATTCACTCAGTCACTCAATCAGTCATTCAATCATTCACTCAGTCACTCACTCAATGTATTTCGCAGTTTATCTTGTATTTACAAAACCCTATTACTCTCTCTCAACAAAATATTTATTGTATTATCTCACTTTCACAAAACAAAAACGACCAAATTATCTGTTTAAACTTTTCGAAAAAGCAATACATACATTATAAAAACACGAAATAAATTTTCAAGAACTAAATAAATTACTACTGCTTTAATAAGTCTTGCGCTCGCTCACTCATTCATTCACTCACTCACAAAAAAACTACATAAATATTCCTTATCAAAGGTTTTTTAGAGAGCTGACACCGCTTGTTGTCATTTATCATAACTACGTGTTGTACAATTAGATATGATGGCAATTACTTTTACTCTATCGGAAATTTTAAGTTATGTTCAGGAGTGAAACTCAAAACAAAAAAACAACGAACTGCCCTACTGAGTTTCACGGAAATTATTTGCCTGAGCAAATAGCAAGTTGTGTTTAGAAGCACTCGGAATAAATTCCGGTGCTTCTAAACGGCTTGCTTCCTCTGTTGGGTAGTGGAGGATTTAGATTTTCTCCAAAGTCGAAAAACTTGTAATAAAAAATAATGGAGGTGATAGTTTGTGAACGTTGAAAATTTTATTTCAAGGAAGCGATTTAAAGAGTATTTTTGTCCCCTTTTTACGCTTTGCGGATAGAGGGGTTGTTGGTCGGCTTTTAGTGGTTTACGGTATGGTGTTGTACTGTGGACTTGCCTTTGATTTTGGCAGTTGCTTTTTGTTATCCCATAATTAGGGGGCGGTTTTGTTTTTTGCCCCTTTTTATCCCCTTTGTTGTTTGACTGTTCGTACTGCGTGCTTGTATCGCTTGCAGCAGTTACTTTTTTTTCGCCGTTGTCGGCGGTTTTTGCCCCCTTTCCCGCTTTGCGGATTGGTGTTTTTGTTCGGGTTTTAGTGGGTTTCAGTTCGTGGTAATCCTTTTTGTCGTTCAAAGCAGGTGTTAGTGCGAATGTTTAATGTTTGGCTTTGGTCGGCTTTTCAGTTATTTACGGTTTGATTGGGCGGTGGTATTAGAAATTTCGGAGTTCCCCACCTACTGATTTCGGTGATACCCACCCACTCAGTATGCAAAATTATATGACAAATTTACCGTTTT